TCTGACTGCAGTAGCTTGGAATGGGTCTTCAATGACCTTAATCCAGTCCGAGAATACAGGCACCTTCGCTGAAGGCCATTCGATTTGGGGGATAATCAACCCAACAAGCGGCGTACATAATATTACGGTTACCAACACGGCCGGAGCGTTCAATTACTATGTAACGGCGGCGTCTTATTTTGGGACTGCTGGAACTTTAGCCGCCGCCGTTCCATCTGGGAGCATCATCCACGGCACCTCAACAACGATAGCCGCGTGGAACATTGCTTCTACTTCCGACAGCATCACCGTCGCTGCTGGCCACTATGCGCTGGTTGTAAACCACGTTGAGAACGTACAGGCATCCAGCATAACCTGCACTCCAACAGCAACCCAAACAGACGTGTTTGCTTTGATTTGCATGTTGACCGGGACTGGTACGGTAACAGAAAAAATCACACCAGATATGTCTGCCGGTGCAGCCGGTATAGCAGTGGATATCTCTCCATGACAATTAAGTTGCGGATTGCCTTGGCATCTGTGTTGTTCGGTCTGCTGTGTATCGGCGTGACTTTCAGCCACACTGACACTGCAAAGGCCGCGTTCGCTATCTTCCAGTTATCTAGCGGCGGAACTCCACCTCCCCCGGACACCGTTGCGCTTTCCAACACCGGCATCGTGGAGATGTCGGCCAACGGAACATTTCTCGGAAATGCGACTATCGTAGGCTCGTTCACCGGAACCCCGTCTTGGTCGCTGACTGATGCCACTAATGTGTTCGGGATCAATTCCTCGACCGGCGTGGTGACCGTTGCCAACAACACCAATCTTGTCAATGCAACGCATCCGACCATCCCAATCACGATCTCAGTATCCGGCACCACTCCTTCGGTCACTCCCGGGAACTTCACGATTAACGTGGCTGCTATTAACGGGCCAGGGCTGGTCGTTGGCACCTACGGTTCCACCACAGCGTCGGGGTGGACAACCATCGGACCCAGCGACGGCACGCTGGCCTGCGCCTGTTTCACAAACATCATCTACGTCTCCGACTCCATGGGCGACGACAACCGTGACGGCTCGACGCCAACGTTCGTTGACGACAACACCACCGCGCAGTTCGTTCTTAGCGCAAACCACACAGCCAGTGCCGGAGCAATCTACTCTGACGGCACCAACTCCTTCACGGTCGCATCTGCTATCTCCGCCGCGAAGTTCATCCAGATGACCAGCCGCACTGGTACTCCTGGCGCAAGCGGAACTCTGACGCGGACCGGCGGTTCTTCTGGCGATGCTACCATGGTTTTCACAGCCTCCACCCCCGGCATCCACGGCCCAGTCAAGACGCTGATTAAAGGCGCCGGTGGGACCGGTCCTGGCCCCTACGACCATGACAACACTGGAGTTGGCAATGGCGACGGCACCGGCCTTGGCACGATTGGCAACTGGCATACGGCGGGGGCAGGAAATGGATTTGCCTTGCGCAATGGGAAACCCGATTGGCTGTTGCTGCGCATGGGTGACACCTTCGTTGGCCAGACATTCGAGACGGCATATAGCACGCCTGGTAGCACAGACAATTTCGGGAAGGGAGGATTCTCGGAGCAGGAGCCTCTAGTTGTCTCGTCCTATGATGAAGCTGTCCCGGCAACGACTCCAGACCTCCCCTCGGGAGCGCGAGCGCGACCGATTGTTTTGGTTCCTGGAGCAACCTCCGCGTACGCAGCAATGCAAGGCGCCGGAAATATGCACTTATATGAAGGCCGAAGCGGAATAACCATACAGGGAGGAGGTTCAGCCGGGTATGTTGTTGTCATGGGGATCGATTTCTATAACGCGCAACGTGACCCAAGTAGCGTTTTGGGTAGCCAAACATATGTAGGGTTTGCCAATGTTGCTGACGGCATCTCTGCTGTTTTCTTCACATCTGGAAAAATTGGAATATTGGTAGAAGATATACGTTCTAGATTTAATTTTGCAGGGGTAGCCAACTCTGGCTCTCTTCCAACCATGAAGGATGTCAATGTTCGACGTAATGAAATCGATCATTGTTATAATGTGGCATCCGGGTTTTCTGTAGGAATTGTCCTGGACTTCATAGACGCTCTTGGTGGGCCGATCTCTCCTGGTTTCACGATGGAAGAAAATGTCATAGATTTGTGTGGTTGGTACCAGAACTTTTCACCTGGAAGCGGCAGCACTCGCCAGCGAAATGTCTACATTCAGAACACCTCCGTCTTTGGGTACCGACGCGGCAACACCAGCACCAGGAGCGCGTCAGAGAACTTCCAATTCAGATCGGGCGGCGTCATCGACAACAATTTTACCTGGGCCGGAAGTTACGGCTTTGATGTCGGTCATCCAGAGGGTGACTTGGCTTTAAGTAGCAACACCGTTGTCACCAACAACGTTGTCATGGCTCCTGACTCTCCATTTGCCACAAATTATGGGGTGGGAATAAATTTCCTTAATTCAAACGATGTGTCAGCCACAAACAATATTCTGGCTGATCAAAATAGTGCCGAAACTTCTCTTGGTTGGTATGCTCAGACGGATGCCTACCTCGGCATCGCAAATAATCTTACAATATCCAATCCTGGCTCTGGCGGAACAGACGGAACTTATGGCTGCATTGGCGGCGTAGGAACTCTTACTGGAGGCCACGGCAGCGGCACTACATCGACTTATGCTATTACAGTTAGCGGTGGGATATTAAGTGATTGGCAGTTGCAAGAACCTACCGGTTCTGTTGACTATGAAGTGGGCGATGTGCTGACTCCAATTGCCAACTTCCCCAGCATCAACACGGCTGGGACATCTCTTTCTGCCGCTGGAAGCGGTGGTACACTCGGAACTTACGGTGCAACCTTTGCCCCTCCGTACTGCTCATATGACCCTTCTACCCCAGGAGCAGGAGCGGTCGATGGAGTTGCGTTGACAAACTTCAGCGGCAGCATGGCCGGGTCTGGCGCGCGTGCTAGATTTACAGTTTCAAATCCCTTTACCGGCATCACGAGGGCGCTTAATGGCGGGACTGGTTTTTATGAAGCTACAGCAACGACTACGGTTCCTCACGGGATTGGTGTGGGAACCTCCATCTTTGTTACTGGCATTACTCCAAGTGTTTATGACGGAACTTGGACGACCATAGCCGGAACTACTGGTTCTACGATCAAATGGTCACTCGGCGCAGCCATGGACCCTGGGGCTGTAACTGTGCCAGGGGCACTATATTCTGGTTCTGGGGGTGTTGGTTTTGTGACTGATTGGGGGATTGTCGGAACCGGCAGCGGTTATCAAGTCGGAGACGTTCTGACGGCTTCATTTGGCGGCATCTCTGGTGTTCGACTTACAGTCAACCAAGTTGCCAACCTAAGTGGCTGGACAGTGACCATTGCCAGCACGACATCGAGCGGCGTTCATAACCTGAGTTTCACCGACAACCTTGTATTTAACTGGCCTTCTGGTGGTCCTCCTACGAATGGCGACGCGGGTGGCACGCACGATTCTCCAGGTGGCGTCCCAGGCAGCGGCGCTGCAAATATCTGGACCCCGAATACGAACTGTCCAGCAGCGCAGTTCACTGGAGTAATAACCGGGACGAACACTCTCACAACGAGTGCCTTGGTGAACGGTACGATTGCCATTGGCCAAAACCTTGCAGGCCCTGGTGTTACGGCAAGCACTACGATCACTGGAGGGTCAGGCACAAGTTGGACCGTTTCACCAAACCAAACCGCTGCAAGCACGACGATGTATTCCTATACTTGCACGCCAACGACTGTTTTTCCACACCCGGAAAATACCGTTGAAACCTACGCCGCCTCGCTTGGTTTGACGGCTTCCATTGACGGCTATATGAATGCAGCCACCGCCAACGCGAAGTGGAATTGGAATCCGGCCCTGACGGCGAACAACGGCATCAACCCCTACATCCGGCACGGCTTTGGAATGACCCCATGACCTGGCCGGTAATTTTCGGCACGTTGCTCGGCGGCGATCAGCCGCTTTCCCTATTCGACGGCATGTTCAACCAGACTGCCGCCATGATCCAAATACCGTGCTCGGCCTCGGGCAACAACGCTGTGTCGCTGACGCCGCTGATTAACTGCCCAGCCCTGACGGCCTACAACGAACTCGGCGGCTATCGGTTCAGGGCCAACGGAGACTCCAGCGCGGCAGTCACGGCACAGTTCAACGGCCTCGGCTTCCTGCCGGTGTACCATGCCGATGGCGTGACTCAGGCGAACATTGGCGATCTGGTGAGCGGCCAGGAGTACGTCCTGATCTACAGCGCCACCTTGGCCGGTGGGTTTCCAGGCTTCTTCCTGGAGCAGCCGGCTGTGGGTGGGGGTTCTACTGGCCTTGGTGGGACCCCCGGTGGGCGCCTGACACTGCAGTCCGCCACTCCGGTAATGACTTCCTCCCAGACAGCACCGCAGACCGTATTCTACGCGCCCTACGTCAACCAGTTTGTCCCGATATGGAATGGGTCTACGCTCCAGCAGTATAATTTCTGCTCTTCGTTGTCGGACCAGGTAGGGCTGTCCCTGGTCATGGGGGGCAGCGCCAGTTGGCCTGTAACCAACAACTTCGATGTGTTTGTCACCCTCAATGCTGGGGTTCCTGTCCTTGCTTCTGTACAGTGGACAAATCAGACAACGCGGGCCACCGCTCTATCTATTTTTGGCGGCATGCTGACCAACGCCACAACAGCAACGATGAGGTTGAGCGCGTCAACCACACTGTCGGTCCCCACTAACCAGGGGACTTTCCTGGGATCGTTCTCGACGGTTAATGCCAATGGTCAGAGCGCATTCTTATATGGGAGCGCCGCTTCCGGTGGCGGGAATGCCTATCTTGGTATTTGCAACTACTACAATAAGGCTTTGTTCTCCACCATAGTAGAGGACACTGGAGCGCCCTACACCTACACCACAGGCACGGTAAGGAATGCAAGAGGGAGCGGGACCAACATTATACAGTATATCCAATCCGACTCGGAGCGCGCAGCTAATTTCAGTTATTCAGCCAACGGCTCCACCACCTCCAACACATCGGCCAGTTCCATTGTAGGTATCGGGTTGGCCTCCAACTCATTTAGTTCCTTCAGTTTGACCCAAAACTCCGGTGCCACGGGAGCTGCCTATGGGCTGTCCACAGTTCTTCTTATATCTTCCACCGGGTTCACGACCGCGTTTGCCAACGAGCAGGGCGATGGAACTCACGCGAACACCTTCAATGCAAATAGCATAAACCTTCTCATGGGAAATATATGGCTGTGACCGTAGCCAATCTGTTGTCTTTCGACGCCGCCATCCGCGCTGTGTGCCCCGACATCGACGGGGTGGACGCAGACGGGTTCATCTTCTTCCAAGACTCCGCAACCGACGAACAGAAGGCGGCCGCCGCGACGGCTGCGGCGGCCTATGTTGATCCTGATCCAGTTGGCACCCCCGATCTGGACGGGCTTATCCAAAAGCTGGTGGACAAGGGTATACTGACTGCCGAGGATGTTACGGCACTGTCCACAGTGCCGCCGGAAATTACCCCTCCGGGGAAACTTCCCCCGTCATAGGATCGTGCGGTCCATCCATGATCTTGCGCAGTTCCTCACCCATGCCTCCCAGCATGGAGCGTTGAGCCACGGTGAGGGGCCGCCAGAACTCCTTGAACGCCACCTCGCCCTGACGCGCCGCCGCCTGTGCGGCCTCGGCTAACTCCTTCATGGAGGGCGGCGTCGGGGGATAGTGCAGAACCTCCAGCTCCTCTTTCCCGTCCACCGCCTCAGCCTTATCGACATCACCCGTGTGGACCGCCTTCATCGCGTTGGGGGCGGGGGCCGGCGGCTTCTTGGCCCCGGGTATGCTCTCCACCTCGGTTTCATCAAGCCATCCCAGCCCGCAGATGGAGAGCGTGGCCCTGCGCTTGGCCTTGGTAATGGCCTTGAGTTCCGCGTTGGCCCTGGCCTCGCCCTTGAGCGTGTCCGGGAAGGCCACGCACCCGAGGTCTTCGTCAACCCGGCCATCCGGCAGACTCGCCTGCACATGGACGGTCAGGATGCCCTCGGTCACGTCCCGGCTAACGATCTTGAGTGATACCTTGTTGATCTGCCGCAGTTGGTCCGCGCAGGCACGAAGGGCGTACAACGTCAGTTTCCCGTTCAAGGTAATGTATTCAAACGGGCGCGTCAGCGGGTTCAACCCAACGCTCTTGCAGACGGCATGATAATATTTTACCCGTTCGTCTGGTGTTAGTTTAGCTAAGTCTCCTTTAATTACGACAGACTCTAGCGCGTCATCGCCGGCAGGCGTCTTAGTTGGGAGCGACATGATTTCTCCTGTTGTACATGTACATGCAGGAACGGCAGTAACGCCGTCCTTGGTATAAGATCAAATTTCTCCCCTCATAGGCGTGACCTTGAGGGCAATGCGTCTTTACTTTTTGATGATCACCCAAATAGGCCCTCCCCTTAGAGCGGGAGTCATCGTAGTTGTCCTTTTTTGATCCCAGAAAAAGATGATCTGGGTTGACACAAGATGGAACATCGCAGCGGTGACAGACAAGAACCCCATCTGGTATGGGGCCATTGTGAAGTTGCCAAGAATATCTATGTGCTCCGGTTCTCTTGGCTCCAATACAGACAAGACCATAACCTCGCTCATCAGCAATGGCGCCCATCCATATCCAACACCCCGACATTGGCTCAGGCATAACTCTTTTGAAAAAACCTTCTTTGGTCACTCGTCCCTCCTGAGTGATAGGCGACCGGCTCGGTCGCGAGTTATCCGTACACCGTACCCAAAGCATTTCTTGGCGTCGGCCGGCATCATGGCCTTGAGCGCCTTCTCCCTGTCCTTATTTTTGACGGCTGCGTCCTGTGTTTCCAGCCAATCAGATGCGTCGGCGGCCCAGTAGTTGTTGCCAGTCATGTCAATGATTTTGGTGGCGTCGGCCGGCGGCGGCACGGGCTCCAGATCGACGGGCGGGCGGCGCAGCGCGACACACAGCATGAACTCCTCGCCGCGCTTGACCATCTCCGCAATGTAGGCATCGTCGCGGTCGATGTATTCCACGATGGGCTCGTTAGCTCCGAGGATAATCGACAGAGCACATTGCTCTGCTCCGGTGACAAACATCTGCCACTGACATTGGGGTTGGTATCTGTCAATCAAAACCTCAAGCGGCTCACGCCCGCCACAATGTTTGCATTCACACGGACAACCCAAAATTGGGTCCCACCCGTCCAGAGTGGCCGCCGCCCAGTTATGGGTGGAATGAGAAATAACCTCACCTCGGCGGCTCAGAACACACCCGCTTTTGCGCTCATACCATTCCAAGGAAAGAGACTCTGTGGCTTCACCCAACCTGACAGGCCATATGTGATCTAAATTTTCGGGCTCTGCCTGGTTAGTCATCTCAAGGTATAGCTGCATGATTTTTTCTTTATCCCCCGTCATCAGGCAACTGACCCTGCTCCCGGTTAATTTTCCTTTTCGTTTCTCAATCTGAGAAGGGGACAACATGACCGTTCCTCCTGGCATAAAAAGCGTTGTTCTTCATGCGGGAACAGATTGCACAGCGGCGTATTTTTTTGCTGTCGTGGTGCAGGTTATCCGGGGTGAGAGGGTGACCTCTCCGACAAAGATCGCGCGGCTTGTTTCCAATGCCTCGACGCAAATTCTCCGCAATAGTGACGGGCTCCAAATGAGCCGGGTTGATGCAACAACGGACCCGACAAAGATGATCTAACTGTAGTCCCTCCGGGATAGGGCCACACAGTGTCATATACGATAGACGATGAGAAAGGTGTTGACGACCCGCTATCGTGATTGTGCCGTACCCATCGGGCCGCAGTGTGTGGGTCCAAAGCCAGCAACCAGAATTTGGTTCTGGGATGGAATGCTTCTCCAGCAATTGCTCTACCGTCATATACCCTCCTATGTCAGGGGTTGACATGTCACCTAATGGCATCTATGTCAAGACCCCATGGAGGTCAAAATGAAACGATCCCGATATAAACCCAAGAACGATCCGTTCGCCAAGCAACTGTACGATCTTCGCGTCAAGCTGGGCGAGGATCAGACAAAATATGCCGCGCGGTTTTCGGTGGGGCGCACCACCATGGGCAACTGGGAACGGTGGGGGCCGCCAGAGTACGGCCCGGTGCGCTTGCACGCCGTGGAAGTCTTCCGCAAGATCGAGAAGATGCTCAAAATGAGAAGGAAACGAGCCGATGCCAAAGCCAAAGCCAGGTGACCATTGGAATGCATGGAAGACAGGGGAACGTGACATCGTGATCGCCGGTATAGCCGCCGGCCTCTTCGCCCGCCAGATTTCCACGCAATTGGTCGGGCGTAGCCGGTGTGCTGTGGTGGGGTTCTGCCACCGGAATG